CGTTCCACTAACCGTGCCAACAATGGCTGTGCCGTAAAGAGAATTGCCAGCATCTTTGTAAGCTATAACAACCTTGTCGTTGCTTGTGTCATAAGTTATTGCAATGTCATCAGTGCTTCCTACTTCAAACTGCACAGGGGTGCCAAATGATATTGACGTGCCACTAACAGTTCCTACAACTGCTTTTCCTTTATCGCTATCACCTTGATCTACATAAGCAACTACAACTTTGTTTGTATCAGGATCAAAAACCGCTTCAATGTCGCTTGTAGTTCCAGCCTCAAACTCAACTGCCGTTCCTGCTGTCGGCGGGTCTAACGCTTGATCTGACGTACCTACGGCAGTAACCGTGCCATCAGAGTTAATAATTACTGTGTCGCCGTTAGACAACGCACCAGACGCCGTAGCTGTAAATGAGCTAAGACCGCTAACTTGGCTTGACGTAAGAGACAGAGCCGCTTGGTGTTGCGTAACGCTAGACTCTGTAATGTTTGCATCAGGTACGTTAGCCCACGTTACATTCGCAGAAAGATCGTTGACTTCTGAAATAAGAGGGATAGTAGCCGCAACGTAGTCAATAACAGCGGCATTAGTAGGAATCTGGTTATCTACATCTGAAAATGTTTCAGACGAAAGCGTAACTGCACCGGCGGCAATATCAGAAAAACCTACGCTAGTTAAGTAGCCTGCAGAAGCGTGGTTGCCCCAGCCAAACGCTGTGTCCCAGTTAGACACGTTAAGATTAGAACCTGTAACAGCGCCTGAAAATGTGCCTGTAGTGCCTGAAACGCCTGCAGAAAAAGTTGCTGTTGTTCCAGCTACAGTAGTAAATGTACCGGCTGCTGGAGTTGAGCCGCCTATCACGGCATTATCAATCGTACCACCATCAATATTCGTCGTTACGTTACCACTGGAAAAATCAACAGTTCCTGTAGCAGTGAGATTCGTAAAAGTACCGGCGGCTGCTGTAGAAGCGCCTATAGTTGTTCCGTCTACGTTTCCGCCGTTGATGTCGGCTGTAGGAATAGTAACTGTGCCAGTAAAAGTTGGACCTGCTGTGTCGGCTTTAGTTGCAATAGCTGTGGAGATGGCGTCGAATTCTACCTCAAATTCAGCACCCTTGATGATCTTTCCGGTATCTCCAGAAGGTAACGAATCTTTGGCTTCAAAGTCGGTAGTCTTAGTATAATCAGACATTATAAATTCCTATTGGAGAAAAGAGGAAGGGGGCCATGAAGACCCCCTGAGGTTACGCTACTTCTTACTCTGGAATAGCAAGAACAAAACCAGCTTCAGGACGATATACTTCGATACCGTACAGGCAGTCAGCCGTGTAGAGGGTAGAGAGGTATTCCTGCTTGTACTGGGTCTGTGAGCGTACAGCTTGCTGCTCAGCCATGACGAAAGCGTCAGTGTGGAACAACAATGCAGCACGGGTATCAGCTGTACCACCCGTTGCCGTGTTTTCCGTTGCGGTTTCGATAGTACGGCAGTTTGCAGAAACGTAAACGTCTACGCCGTACAGGTTACCGATCAGGCCAGTCTGAGTAGCTTGGCCGGATACGAAGTCCGAAGACACGTAACGGTCAATGCCCATGATGGTATTACGTACTGAAGGAGGAATGACAAAGTGTCGTCCGTCCATGGGTACGTTGTTGTCGTCCAACTTCTGGATCATGCCACGGAAGAACGCATCGTTAAATACGTCAGCAGGCAAGACCGTATCATCAGTATACTGAGTGATAGTTGAACCAGCATCATTAAAGAAGCAGCCACTGTTTTCATAGCTAGAACCAGTGTCAGTCGGGCTGAAAGTCTTAGTACCGTCGCCAAGACCAGTCGCAGCTGAGTGAAGGTCGTTGTCGATGCGGGTAGCCAAAGCATAGCCAGCATCTTCAGTGTAGAACTGACGGAGGCTTGAGAGAGCCTGTACTTCTACGATGTCCTCAATGAGTCGTGAGTACTCAAAGTGACGGTCGATGTCTACAGTCAGTTCGCCTTCAGTGTTTGCAATGATAGTAACCGCAGTGTCAGCAGATTTAGCATTTGCGTCACCACGTACGGGCTTGGGTACATGCAGCTTGTCGCCTTTCTTGCCAGCCATGGCAATCTTCTTGACAAGCGGAGCCATCTTGAGGTTCTTCTGATAAGCGGCGATAATTTCGTCACTCCAGATTTCTGGAATAAACTTATCAGCTTCTGTTTTCGCAGTAAAGCCCGCTGCGCCGGGATAAGTTGCAGTAGCCATGTCAATCTCCTAATAGATTATCTGACTCGACCCTCTGCGTAAGCTGTTAGTATGTCTTCAGACAACGCTTGATAACGCTCAGGGTCTGTTTTCATTAGTTTAATTAAGTCGGCCCTACGATATACTTTTTTACGTGTCCCTTCAGCTGTTCCTCGTGCATTGCCTGTGCTTGCTGCCTTGAGTTGCTGCTTACGTGCCTGTCTTTCGACTTCAGCAGTCTGCTGAGTTACTGAACGTCTTTCTTTCCAAAGACTAAACAGTTCATCAGCCGCATCAGTATCGTACTCTTGGTCTGCTCGTACAAACAACTGAGTCCTAATCTTAGAAGACTTTATCCAGTCAGCAAACTTAGGGTCATCTAAGATTTCACGCATGTCTGGATGTTTATTATTAAGAATAGACAACGAAGACTGTTTTTTGTATTCGTTTGTGTATTCCCTTGCTTCTTTAACACTAGGATGGTTCTCAATAGCACTATTTACAGCTGCTTTTGGGTCTGTAAAATAATCTATCTCTTGTTCGGGCTCAACACTTGGTTGAGGTGCTTGAGGTGTAGTTTGATTATTAATGTAATCATCTACAACTTTACGAAGCTCTCCTACTTCAGAGGACTGACGACCCAGAAGCTTTTCAGCCTCTTGGTGCATCTGTACAACTTCTTCTAAGGATTTACCTTGGTACTTCTCTGGGACTGTAGGTTCTTCTTGAGGTTGCTCAACTTCTTGTTGAATCTCTTCTGCTTCGTTTTCAATGTTGTCTACGTTTTCCTCTTCAGGGGGCAGATCAACCATCGTTGCTCTTGACATAATTAAACTCCGTGATTGTAATCATTATGGAGATGAGGATTTACGGCCTGCTTTTTCGTGCTCTTTCACCCACTTCATATGCCTACCGGGGAAGTCCCCAGAATGGCCCTCAAGGTGAAAGGACGGGGCAGATACCATTCGTGTAGCAACAGCACCACAACCGCACCTACTGGTTGTAGTACCGTCTCCTACCATTTCTTCAAAGACGTGTCCGTTTGTGCAACGGAAATCGTAAATTTTGTACATTTTTATTCTTCCGCTTCTACTTCGGCTTGATCTCTAGCAGCTTCTGTAGTAGCTTGTAGATTCAAAATGGTTGCAAAAGCAGCTACTTGGCCTTTACGAAAGAAGAGTTCTTCTTCGTTTTTAACACTTTGTATGTCAGCCAACTGCTGTGCATTAGTGGAAAGCTCTTGTAAGAGTTGTTTGAAACCTTCGTGATTGAAGAGTTCATTGTAGTTATTAAAGTAGGTCTCAAGCTCTGGACTCATGTTTTCCTCTAAAGTTACTTACTACAGGTTTATTATAGCATATAATTTAGCTAATGTCAAGCTTTTTTAGTGGTTCGTCTACGACGACCTGATGCGGTAACAGCGTGTTTGATCTTGGCTGGGCCTTTCTTACGCCTAGACGAAGAAGCCTTCTCAGCCTTGGTCATCTTAGCCGCTACCGCCTTAGGTCGACATGATGGGTACGGACGCTTCTTTTTTTCTTTACCACTACGACCACACTTCTTGCCTGTCTTAACGTCGACCCATTCTTCAGCAAACCACTTCTTTAGTCCACCTTTAGCCATAGGTTCCACCACGTTTCTTGTATTCTCGTGTCAACCACGCCGAAGCGTACGCAGAAGGCCATACGTCAAACTTACGTTTTGCCTCTGCTTTTACACGAGCGTACAATGCCTTGTTTTTAGGATTAGGCCCAGACTTTTTCTTCTTGGGTTTAGCTTTAGCTGGCACGTCGACGCCTCCGCTTAACTGCTGCTTTCATTTTGGCGTCCATCTTTTCTTCAGCCAGTTTCTTTTTCATTGCAGCTTGCTTAGCAGCAGAAGGTATTGCGTTCTGAGCGTCTCTACGTGCCTGAGCCAACATACGATTGACTTGAGCCTGCGTGTACATCTTTGGTTTAGGTTGTGCTTTACTTTTTGCCTTTGCCACGATTTCTTAACCCCTTAAAGTCAGCGCCCGTGA